GGTGGATGTCTGTCAAGGTCAAATACTTAATTAATTTCCCTCTTTTACATTCTGATCTATCATAGAATGCTACGGATACTTCCGCTGGTGCTAATTCATAACCCATATCAGTGACACTCCGACCAGTTATTACCAACTCTATAGTCACCGTCCATTTGTACAGTACACCTAAGTTCATAGCCAGCATCAATGATGGCATCAATACCAAGGCGACCTACGTCATCAGCTATCTCTGGTTCACACTCAAGTTGCCACTCATCATGAACAGTAGCCATGAAAGCAACACGATCCTTATACTTAAGTAACGCTTTATTTAATTTAGTCTGTGCTAGTTTCATTACCACAGCACCGTCACCTTGTATCTGTACATTCAATGCTTTGTGCTTAGCTCTGCAGAGTACCTCTCTACCATCTAGTAGAGTAATAGTACCCTTGTTAGCTACTTGGAAGTGACAATCATCTAACAGGTTCTTAAGTGCTGGCATATTCTTAAGGAATTTATTCTTAACAACCCTACCATCCTTAGCTTTCTTACCTACAATCTCACCTATCTTACCGTCACCAGCACCATAGATTAAGGCGTAGAAGAAAGTCTTTGCGTCATCCCTAGTATGTAATCCAGCAGCCATTTGATTAACGGTATGTATATCTCCATTTAATACAGTCTCTCCATAGTCACCATTATCCCACCTAGCCATACGATTAGCTAATAGACGTGCCTCTAGTCCAGAAGCATCTATGCCTACTTGAACCCAACCATCTCTTGGAACGAATAACGAACGTGCTCTAGGATCTCCCGATACTTGTTGTAAGTTTGGTTGACTTGCTGTCATCCTACCCGTAACAGTACCTTGAGTATTAACATAGCCGTGTATACGGTTGTCTCTAGAGTTAGTAGACCTAAGTATCCAATCGGATAATTGACTAAGCAGTTTAGTTATGTCAAAGTATTTAACCAGTGCTACTGCCTCGTTGTATTTAAGTTTCTTAAGTATCCCAGAATCAATCTTAGGATTACCTTTATCTGTTCTAGGACCACGCCATCCATACTTGCTGTATAATCTTTCGGCTATTTGTTTTCTACTGCCTGGATTGAAGTGTGTAATCTTATCCTTTAATCTCTTACCAGTCTTATCAGACCAACGCTCTTCAGTTATAGGAGGAAATATCTCAGACATCTCATCCTCTATTAAAACCTTTTCCATTAGTAAGTCATGTTCTAATCTATCAGCAGCATCAACATTAAAGCCAATACCATTGCACATTTGTTCTGCTATAATTTTAGCTACACTGTGTTCTAGTTTAATTGAGGTGGGGTATTCTTCTAGGAAGCCAGACTTTATTTGATAGCTGAATACTTTATCAGTAACAATAACATCTTGCTTACAGTACTTAACCATGTCAGGATGGTACTCACTGAAACCTAAGTCATATTGAAGCTTACTACACTTTAGATACTCACCCCAAGCTCTAAGAGAGTTGCCACCAAACGGGTGGTCAGATCTTTGACCAGGATACATAAGCCTAGCAACAATTAAAGTATCATAAGCCTTGGTATCTATCTCACCATACAATCTTTCTAATAAAGGGATATCATATTGAATAATATTATGTCCAATGATTACGTCGGCTGATCTTAACAGTTCAACACCTTCTTCTATCTCATGTTCTAAGAATGTATACATTTTCTTTGTATCTACATCCATAGCACACATGCACCACACTCTTGTGGCTTCTATAACGGCAACGTCCTTCTCGATAATGAGTTCGGATAATCCATTACCTTCTATATCAAAAACTAATTTCATTTAGCCCTTCTTTCTTTTATCTACATTACTTACAGCCTTGGTGATATCAGTATCTATCTCCAGAAACTCAGTAATATTTTTTATTATTTCTTTAGGATTCTCTAGCATGTCTTCAAAGTAAACAACATGATGATTAATATTCTCACGAGTTAACCAACTGTCTGTCATATCATTAGCTAACAATACCTTAAGGTGCATGGCATATACATCCACGCCCTTGTATTGGTCAGCGAAAGAGTTCTCTAAATTATTATCGTCGGATATTTCCATATCTATCTGTGCCAATTTAAACATACTCTCTGCTTGTGTGAAATCATCTTTACGTTTACAATATATAACCTTATCAACCTTCGTGTTATCAAGTTCAAGGGGTAGAATACCCATCATCTTAACGGCACCATCTATGTCACCATCATATTTACCCACAGTAATATCTATTATGGTATACACGTCAAGTTCCCAATAACCTTTTGGATTTAAAGACCTAGCTATTTTATCTTGTTCTTCTGTTACATATATGTCAACAGATTCACCTCTATGATAACCACCCCATAGACAGTGCTCCTTAACCTTGGACTCGGGGTTCCCAATTAAGGAAACCCCAAGCAAGTTTAAGGTTTGCATCATAAGGCTAGAGCCACATCTACCTGCTCCAGTAACTATAATCATATACCATCCCAGTCATTAATCATAGTACCATCATCATCAAAGGCGAAGTTTAGTTCCTTGAGTCTACCAGAGCCATGCTCATAGTATAAACAAGAAGCAACACCAGACCTTCCGGTCAGTCTGTTCTTGAGTACACGTACCACGGTAGTATTAGCAATCCTGGGATCAGTATTCTGTCGATCCCTTTCTAAAGCTATCACAGTATTAGGTACACTAGACAGAGAACCAGAGCCACGTAAGTCTTGTAAAGTTATACGTTCTCCTTCTTCGTAAGCCTTGTGTGTTTTCTTGAGTTGAGATACAACATCAATACGAACACCTGTACGAGACACTAAAGCTCTAAGCTCTTTCATAATGTTATCAATCAGTAGTCGTTCAGAACTACCGCCGTCATAATCAGTACTAGAACTTAGTAGACCAGTAGCAGCAGCAGTAATATGATCGAGTACGATTACATCAACACCTAGGGACACAGCCATGAATTCAATCCTAGCACAAAGGTTAGTTAAACCAGAGTTACCTAAGTGATCATAGACATATAAGGAAGAACCTTCAAGATTCTTTCTAGCATCTGCATACTCTTCGTCAGTGTAATCATCTATAATATCTATAGCGATAGGATCTTTGCCAAGCTCTGATCTAAGCTTATTCATAATACGCTTAGCTCTAATAGCTCTGACAGGTTTATTGATAATCAATGATACCATATCATCTACAGTTTCTTGTGGTGATTCTTCTAACATGATAGCACCAACGCTACGTCCTTCTACTAAGTGATGGTGTATAACCTCACGTAGAATGGTAGACTTACCACTACCAGTACCACTAGCCCATAGAGTTATCTCTCCACTTCGTTGTCCAAGTAAGAACTCAGACAAAGAATCGAAGGGGAAAGGATATACTCTAACTTCATCCAACGATGTAACATCAGCTATTTGAGACACATGAACAATCTCATCGGGTGAGTATTGTTGTGCTTCCCACATAGCTTGTATGATTGCCTTGCCTTGATTCTTAAGAAGACATTCATTAGCATCCTTGAAAGGTAGTGTAGCTATCTTACATTTTCCAGGGGGTAGAACCTCAGCCACAGCCTTAGCTGCTTCACGACCAGGATCATCCATATCAAACATAAGAACAACCTCTTCATAACTACAGATAAACTCTAAGTTATCTTTGATTGCACGTACAGCACCAGCAGCTCCACTAGGGAGGCTGACAACGGGCCACTTGCATTCTAGAAGTTGAGCAACAGACATACAGTCTATCTCTCCTTCTGTTATAACTAGGCGTTTACCTTTAGTACTTTTCCAAAGCTGTTGACCCCACAAGGATACCTTGTTTGTATCACCACGCCATTGGAATGCTTTGTTAGGTCCACGAAGTTTCTGTGCTACCACCTGTCCATCCTTATAGAATGGAGCAATGTCAACACGATCACCGTTCTTCATCAGTGATTGGTAACCATAGAACCTAGCAGTCTTCTCAGTAATCTTACGATCTGATAGACCTTTTAGTTCTCCAGTTACAAACTTAAGACCTGGTTTCTTATCAGGAACAGTACTTGTTTCCATGGCTATTCCTCCTTTACTCTCGTGGTAGCCACAAGCAAAGCAATGCTTGCCACCATCCACATATACACATAAATTGTCTCTACTAGTATCCCGCCCGTTATTAGCACAGGCGGGACACTGTAGTCGTTCAGATACTTGGGTCATTATTTACCCCACGGCATCTTAGTTTTCATCCATACCCACATTGGGTTACCGATAAGAGCACCTGCTACAAAGACTACTGCTGTGTAGCACAGTGTTCCAACCACT